TATATGTGGCAACGGTTCCTCTTCCACGTCGCGTCGCAGGGAAACAACACGATGCAGCCGCAAAATCTACACAGAAGCGAGTGTTCACGCTTCATCTTGCTTACCAGTATATCCTAGCTCTAAACCAACGTCAATGGGTAGCAGGCCGCGACATCTCTTGTACTCCCAAAAGAGCACCCGCTCTATCCTGTTAGCCTCTTTCTCCCACGGCGCACGATTCAAGAAAGGCTCGTTGAACCAGAGCTTCTTGATGTAATAGGTGTCCTTCCACCTGACAACGTCCGGTCTCTTAACGAGGTCCACCAGGTCCCCGACCGCGAACTGCCTGACGTGGGCGCACTCGTGGGCCAGCGTCCTGACTATCTGCATCGGCTTCAACGCCGGATCCAGGTTGATACTGAACTCCTTAGGCCTGTAGGGATCGTCGGTCCAGGTCGTGCTGCCGGTGTGACCGTTCTCCTCGTAGAACCCGTCCTGATACTCCACCTCCACGAAGAGTGAGTCCATGAGCCTCGGGGAGACGAGCCTCTCGAGACAGAACCTGACCATCCATCGCGTGGCGAGGATCCTACTCTTGGAGTTTATTACCGAGACCTCCAGCATCAGGGCCATCGCTTCATGTGGTCGTGGGCCCAGTTCTGGGTGTAGTCGCAGGAGGGGCAGATCCAACCGTTAAGCGTTGGAATAAGGACTCCCAGATCGCTAGTGGCCAGGTGCCTACCGTCCCCACGATTGGGGCACGTGAACGGGTGCACCTTGTCGTCGCTCTGATAGCGCCACAGCGCCTCAACCTCGTCCTGCGTGAATACCGTCAGCGCGGCCTCCCGAATATCTCAACGACCTCTCTCACCATGGGGTTGACGTTCCTAACGTGCACGTCCGGCACCTCGAGCCCGTTATGGACGATTATCACCGCCCAGGGGAACAGCGTCCCGTACATCTCGAGGGCCATCATGGAGTACGCGGTCGCCTGTAGGAAGTGGTGGTGCAGCTCATCCTCGAACTTGTCCCGTACGCTGTAGAGGTTCTTGAGGTCCAACACCGAGGCTCGACCGTCCCAGAGTACGAACCCGTCCGCGGTGCCAGCGCTCTTCAGAGTGTCGGACCACAGGCCCAGCTCGACACCGTAAACCTCCCCGACGTGCTCGTCAAGGACCTCTTTTAGAAAACCAAACGCCATCCACTCGTGGGGAAGTATCTTCCCAATCGCCTCGTTCGATAGGTACCTCTCCATTAGGAGGTGCATCTTCGTCCCATGGCGTGCCGCCTGACGCATTATCCTGTCGGCCTCCTCCTCACCTACAGCCCTGCGCCATCCCTCGAGCCACGACTTGTCACCGTGCTTCCCGAGGATGGAAGTCACCGACGGGTACAGGTCCCCCTTCGGCGTCGTGTAGAACCTGCCCTGAGCGGTATCGTGCCGGACTAGTCCGGTCTTAACGGGCAGAAGGGATTGTTTGAACATGTCAGAAAGTATTGATGTTCGAGCGACGATTGCGCTTCTTGATGGACTTGAGGACGTCACGGAACCCGTCGTCGGGCTTCATGAGCCCGCGACCGCTGTGTATCAGTGGCGCCCCACACAGCCAGTTGATGTGCGGGTTCTTCTTGCAGTACTCTTCTGCCTCGGCGATGGTCATGACCCGCTCGAACTCGCGACCCGTACGCTTGTTCCTGAACCTGAAGAGCCCCATCAGGCCTTCTCCGACTCCGCGAGCGCCGAGATCAGCTCGTCTAGAACCCTCCGTGTACCGATGATTTGTAGCGGGCTGTTGATGAACTTCTCGACCGCGTTTCGCAGGATGATCCACGCGTTCAGATACCTCCCGCGCTCGTTCGACACCCGCATGTACTCGCCCGGATCTATCATGTTCTCTCTCAGCCAGCCGATCGCCTCGAGCGCCTCCTTGATGATCGGGTCCGAACTACCACGACCACTCCACTTCTCATGGAGCCTATCAATCAGGTCCATATGGTGCCAGAACCTGTTAGAGTCCGGCACGTCCCCCTCAAAGGCGCCTAGGTTACTCTCAAAAACGCTCATTCGAGCCCCCTTTTGAATTAGCGGATGGCTAGCGGATCCTCGCCGTCGACAAGCGCGTCGTCGGTAGGCTTCAGCTCCTCGTAGGTGGGAGCCACGGGGACCGCCGACCTAGGTGCCTTTTCCCTGGCCTTTGCCGCCTGGAGCTTCGGGTTCTCCTTGGGGAGCAGGTCCGGAAACGCCTTCCGCACGACGTCGATGGTGATGTTGGGGTACGGCAGTTTCTTGTCCTTAATTGCGCAGAGCAGCTTCGCGTCCTCGGGCATGATGCTCTCGAGGAGCTGGATGAACAGCGTCTCCTTGCGCAGCGCGGTGAGCGTGGCGTGACCGCCGACCACGAAGAGGTACAGGCGCCTTATCTCGGACCAGAGCATGTTCTCCTGGTCGACGATGTCCAGCACCCTGTAGGGCACCTTACCGGGAGGCAGGTCCCACACGACCCCGGCGTCGTACGCGCCGACGATGATGTTGAGCAGCGCCGGCTGCTTTTTTACAGCATCCCTCAGCGCCTCGATCCTCATGTTCTTGTCCGGGAGATTGTTGATCTCCTGGAACGTCTCAGCCACTCCCTTGCGACTCATTGACATCTCCTTTGTGGGCTACCATCTTTAGTTCTGTTGTCGTAACCAGTAGTAGAGTAACAGCCGTCGTAGCAGTACCACGGAGAACCACTCACACGCTGCCACCTGTAGGTCAGCTTTCCACAAACCCAGCAGCGTCTCCTCTTACACATTAAAACTTCCTCAGCGGGGCACCGTGCTGCTCCATGCACGCCACCCCCAGGGTCACCACCTTGCGTAGCGTGTCGAGCATCTCGACCGTCGGCTTACGATCAGGAGTCCACGTGCGTGATAGCTGGTGCTTCAGCTCGGTGAGGTAGTCGTCCATATAGAGCACGAACTCCTCGGTCGAGTGGGGACGTACCTCCCCGTGTGGTGTGCTAGCCTTCTCACACAACCACTGCTGATAGTCACGCTCGGAATCGATAGCACTGTAGACTTCAGTTCGGCTAGGCATCAAAAATCTCCCACACTCTCTAGCAGGTTTCTCAGCCCCTTCTTCATGAAGTAGCTCATGAGCTGGCTGCGGTCCTTATCCCCCTGGCTGTAGTACGACTCGACGATCGCTCCCTGTATCTCGACCGGTACCCTGGACAGGTTTATCAGCGTGTCGTTGCGGTTGAAGTGCTGCACCCCTGGCGACTTCTTCAGTTCAGCCATCCTCTTCGCGGTGATCGGCTTTTGCCTCTTGTCGGTGACGAACACGTCGTCGTCGGACAGGATGTTCGGCACCCCGTCCCCGCGGTCCCCCCTGATGACGTGCTCGAGCAGAAAGTCGCTCGGGTTCTTGATGACGATATCCCTCTTGAGCACCGGGTCGTACTGGGCCACGTTGGAGTAGGACTGCAGCTGGCCGAAATCCTTGTCTCCGGATACTATCTGGATGACGTGCTCGTTGTGCTGGCCGTACGCCGCCCCGAACTTGTGGCACAGCGAGGCGATGACGTCGTCGGCCTCCGCACCCTCGATCTCGATCACCCTGTACGGGAAGTGGTCCTTGAGCTCCTGGCGGATGTCGTTCATAGCGGAGAATATCCGCTGCCAGTCCAGCTCGGACTTCTCTCGACCCTTCCTACGATTGGCCTTGTAGTAGGGGAAGAACTCCCGCCTCCAGTACCTCCTGCCGTCACACGCTATGATAAGGTCGTCCCGATTGAACCTGAGGTTGATATGCCGGATGCTGTTGAGCGTCATGTGGCGCAGCAGCTCGGGGTTGACCCCGTTGACCATCAGCCCCGGGTTCTGCCAGAGGTTGGAGTAGAGCACCTGATGAAGGTCGAGTATGATCACGTGAGCCTCAGGTTGATCTCGTCGACAAAGTCCACCATGTCGCTGTCGACGTGGGCTATGACGGCCTCCGCCAGAGCCTGCAGCGGGTGGTAGAGCCCGACCCTGCTATACGCGAGTGCGCGGAGCGACTCCACGACGAGTGTCGCCTTCTTGTTATATTCCCCGGTGGTGGAAAAGTCAAACCCCTCCTCCTTCAGGGCACGATTCATGACCGTCACCACCCTGTCGAGGATGTCATCTACCAGCGCGCTCTTGACACGTGTCTCCTCCTCGAGCGCTCTCTTCGAGACCAGCTTGACTACGTCGGCCACACCATCTCCTTGGGCTCCACCTTGCGATACGACCACTTCCTCTCGGTCTTGTCCACGTTCTCGTAGCCACCGGTGAGGAAGAACCTGTCGATGACCGAGTGGTCGTAGTTCCCGACGTCATCACAGACAAAGTACGCACCGACCGGCATCCTCGGATGGAAGAATGCGATCTCCTCGTAGAGCTTGTCCAGCGTGTGCGCACCGTCGAGGTGCACGACGCTGTACTCGTTACAGATGGTCTTGCTCTCGGTGTAGAGAGGTACCCCGTCCGCGTACCGCGCGAAGAACTCGCTGTCCTCCAGGTTGAAGAACACGAAGTTGACCCCCTTCTGCAGCACGTAAAGGTACATGTTGTACAGGCAGTCGTCGCGCATCGCATTGGTGTAGTCTGACTTCAGGATGTTGGTCCAGTCGTCGTGCCTGTACTCAATGTTCCCGTACGGGTCGATGGCCACGTGCGTCTTGT